AAATACAAGGGGTCATGTCCTACCATGTTCAGTATAAACAGTTCCATCATGGGATGTATAACCATGGCCGGATATTGCCAATGATTATAGGAATCTATACGGCCATTGAGTATGCGATCAGCTTCAGGACTCAACTGTATGGGCTTGTTGCGGTGCAGATTTACTGCTTCGGGCTGTTGACCTGTGCGTGTTTGCAGTTCTTGTTCGTATCTAGCTGTGCTGGCCTGGAACCATTTGACACCTTCAATTTCAATCAAGCGTCGAACTTCAACCTTGTAGTCGGACAAGTCCTGCTCAAGATTGGCAAAGGCTGTTTGTAACACTTTGTTTTGCTCGTAGAGATTGTTGCGGAAAATTTCATCCACACCGGTGTCTGCAAAATTGGTTTCATACATGATGTTGCTGAATTTGCTCAAGGCCTCGTTTTGAAGATCTAACATGGTTAGATTCTCCAGGTGATTGCTGAGACGTATAAGTTGACCTAGATTCATATCACCACTCAAACAAGGCCTGGAAAGTGTTTTCAGTGTTGGTGGCACTGGCCAAGTCCCAATCCAACACACTGAGCAAGTTGTCAATCTTTTGATCTACCACAGTAGCTTCCATTTCTGAGTCATCAAATGGCAGATCTTTGAACCACTGTGGCAAGTGCAATTCATCAGTGGGATATCCAATCGACGTCCAGCCCAATGGATTGCTTTTTAATTTGCACACAATGGTTTTCATGCCGTCAACTATTTGCAAACTATACTTGTCGCCGTTCATCTTGCGCAGATTGTTCCAGTTGATGGCCGCCCGCACATGTCCCGGCATGTTGGCTTTGCCCAAGCGTTCTTCTTCTTTGGTATACTTGGTCAAGTTGTTGACACGTTTGGGGCTGCCTTTTTCCCAGCCTGGTCGTTCTTTGAACTTGTATTTGAACTCGCGAATCTTTTCAATGATCTGTTCTCTAGTGTTACCGATCAGGACATCGTTGAGAATCTCACTCAAGAACTCTTGAATAACCTTAGGAGTATCTGACCGCTTGAGATCTAAGCCCATGGCCTTGACCTTGCCGGGTTCACCGTGTGTGTCTACTCGTTTGTTTTCTTTGTCATAGTAAAGCACCGCATAACGCTTCTTGGTAATGAACAAGCCCTTGCTAGCCACAATCTCTCGACCGCCTTTGATTACACTACCCATCTCACGCGGCACATGGAATGCCTGTTCCATAAATCCTGGAAAACTTTCATTGACTTGATCAGCAATACTGTTATACAGTTGCACAGCAATTTCCTTGTTCCAGGTCATGTTGCCCTTTTCAATTTCGTCCTTCAGCACCGGATAAGCAGTAAAGTAACAGGAGTCTGTGTCACCGTAGATGATAGCTTCACCCACGTGATCATACTTGCCAGTGATACACTCGTTTACATAAGCATCCATGTGACGGGCAATCGCACGACCAGTAAGAGTTGTGGACTGGCCAATACGCTTATCAAAGAAACGGCAACCAGGATTAAGAATAGCACCATAGAGACTGTTGAGGTTAATCTTTTTAACAAGTTGACGCTTGTCCCAATACTCTTCATCTTCTGCATTTGTTGTTTCCTTTAGTCGGGCCTGCATCTCTTTACGTTCGGCATACCAGCGTTTTAACAAGCCTGGAATAATGCCTTCTTTCTCATAGGTAAAGATTGTGCCATTGGCACTGACCATCCAGGGTTGGTTTGAATCAAATATGATCTTCCATACTTCGGCCGCACTATGAACTGACTCGGCACCATCTTGCCAGTCTATGGTGATTTCTGTGCCGGTCTGCATTTCCATCACAGCAGTATATTCCAAGGTAGCAAACAGGCCTTCCCATGCGGCAGCAAAACTGCTACCGGATCGTATCTTATCAGCAATATAGCGTTCGGTCATGACCGGCCTTAGTTGTCCAATAATGGTTTCGGGCCCCATGTTGAGAGCGCGAATCGCACTGGGATAAAGTGAGTTGATGTCTATTGATCCCACATACTCATGTATGCCCTTGCGTGGATAGGCCACATAAGCACCTGCGGCCTGTGTGTCCTCGTCTGAGTAGCGTTCTTTACGGTTGGGCACAACCATGCCACGCTCGTGTGCTTCATTGATGATGGCCTGTTCTGTTACAGCTACAGCGCCCATGGTGGTTTGCAGTAGCACAGTATTCTCATGTGCCAAGGTATTGGCTAGATCCAAGAATTTTAGTTTCTTGTCCAGCTTGCCGAGAATCATTGTATCTTGTCTGTTGTATTCAATAAACTTTTTGAAGTTTTGATTATACAGTTGATCCAAGGTGCCTTCGAATACTGTTTTAGTTTCGCCCAGCTCGTATTCAGCAATAGCATCCAAGCTATAGCTATGACGTTCTTCATAGGTATATTTTCTATACAGTTGCATATAGTCCATATGCACACGACCAATCAAGTCATATGTTTGGCTTTCAGCACCAAAGCGTTCAAAGGTTCGTTGTTTGGGATATTGATTCCACAGGCAGAACCGACGTGTGTCGTCCTTGCTCAACACACGGGTTACCCTGTTGACTGTGTAAGGTATGTCATAGCCTTCACTATTCCAGCCCGATACTGCGTCGGCATCTTCCAGCAGGTCCAGGAATGTTTTTAACATTTCACCTTCGTCGGTGAATACCACAGTGTTGGTAAACTCGCTGGCAATTTCCTGTGCTGTTTCGGCACTCATGTGTTTGGGCGGAACTACCAGAGTAACCAGTTGATCCAGCCACTGTAGATAGACTGAAATGGCCGTGATGGGATTGAATGGATCTTCGGGTCGACTAAATCCACGTTCGGGATCAAAATCGACCTCAATGTCGAAGAACGCTACGTTGAGTCTAGGTGCGTCTTGACCCTTGTAGTTTTCTTCTAGACAGCGAAAGATTGGATTGACGTCGCTTTCATACAAGGGCTTGCCCGACTGTATGCGAATTTCCTTGCGAAACTCTTTGTTGTTTCTGGTGCTGAATCGCGACACAGGTGTGCCATAGATACTTTGAAACTTGCCTCTAGGGTCATCATAGTAAAACACATAGTTGGCCGCATATTCTTGATAGCGGCGTTCGCCATCACGGCGTTCAACTATGTGTATGCGATCGTGTTCACGATCAAATAATGCATCAATATAACTCAAATTTTTCTCCGTTTATGGCCGGTTAGCCATGATTCATGCTCGTAACGTGAGCGACTCGTTGCTGTTGAAAGCAATATTTATAAGGTCTTGCCTACAGTGGTCAAGATTGTTTCTAACAATTCGTGATCCTGTTGTTCGCGACCAAATTCAGCCTTGTGTGCCAGCTTGATGGCCTTCTTGAGAATATTGGGTTTGATGTCTAGTTCTTCGGCAATGGCCTTGATGGTATCGTTGAGTCCACCTGTGAGTGTTTCAATCTCCATGGTGACCTGCATACCTTCGTTGATGACCTGGGTCAGTTTGGCCTGCTCGGCTGTGTTAAAAGTTCTATTAGACATGTAAATCTCCTGAGTAAGTTTTAATATTATACAGTATTATCTGCGGAAGTCAACACAATTTTGGCCACTTTGGGCAACAGTATTTGATCCAACCACACAGCATGTGCTGGTGTTTTGGGATGGTGACTGTCCAAAAACGGCAAATTTCTTGTTTGGCAAAAATTAAAAAAACCATCCTGTTCAGCTGTGGGCACAAACACCGACAGGTCAATGGCCGAATAAACTGATTCAACTATTTCAAAATCATCGTGATGATAGTGTATGGGATTGCGTAGGGGAAATGCGTTGGCCATTACAAATTTTATATTTTTGCTGGTCAGATAAAGTTGAGTCAGAACTATGGCCTTATACCAGTTGTGAACACACTGTGAAGCACTGAAAAAATGCTTGTAGTAATAGTGCTTGTGACCACGCGGCACACTGCCGTTGAGAATAAATCCCTGATCGAGTCGGTAACGTCCTGCATAGTCAATCAGTTGTGGAGACCGTCCGTCAGGCCAACTACAGGTATCAATATCGTCCAACAGGTGTGTGGTAGTATGGTCGGCCCATAGGTCATAACGATCGGCGCTGGGCCACATGATAACTACCAAATCATTGTCAGGATCCAGATCTGTGCTGGCCAACACACGACTGGACACAAAGTCAGCACCGCATCCACGTTCGGCACGATTGCTCAAGGGCAGATTCAACTGTTTGGCTAATAGATCGCACCAGGTGTTTTGATAGTTGTCCTTGGAAAAGCTGCAACCAAAAGTGATTAATCTTTTCATTGTATATGGTCAATAAACTGTTGAATACTGTTTAAATTCTTAGCCTGGCCCTGTTTGCGATAGGCACCGCTGAGTATATGATCTCGGTTGTGTTGACTGCTTTCTCTAGTGGCTGACTGTAAAAAATCCAAGGGCATGTCTTTGATTTGATCTAGACAGTCCAGAATACCAGCAATGCGATCAATGTCACCGGACTGTTGATCAAATTCTTTACTCCAGGGATAGTCAAATTTGAAACCCTGTGCTTCAAGATACTCGTAGGTCTTGTATTGTCCCACGGGCAACAAGGCCGTGCCTGACAGCAAACACTTCCAAGTTTTTTCAGTCAGATAAGGACCCGGCATGATGCAGGGACCTTGCCGTGTGCGTTGAAAGCTGTTGTTGACACTTTCATTGGAACAGTTGATCACACAGTCAGTATAGGCCGCCCAATCGTAGGACAAGTTGCTTACAGGATTGTTTGAGAAGTCGCCATCGGGTTTGATGCGCAGATCAAAAAAGGTCGATTTTAAATAGTCAATGACTGGATCAATGCGTGGGTTGTTGGTTGCGTCCAGCAGATAAAGATGATCTGGTTTGACCACAATGCCGCGCCAGCTGAGCAGGTAATCTTCCTTGAGCCAGGTCTGGTGCAGGTAAGCACATACATAGGATCTAAACTGGCTCACACGATTGGCCAAGGAACTGATTTTGCGTGGTCGATCATATGTGACCGGAGTTATGTCATGTTCTTCCTGATACCATTGTAGAATGTCGGGCCAAAAATCAATCTGTATGGCCGTCAAGTTTGGTTCAGCATACAGAGCGCCTGGGTATGGACTGATCAAGATCACACGACTGTCGGCCACCTGTTTGCAAAATTTATGCAACCAGACCCAGTCTATGTATTCGGTTCCAAAATGAAACACATAGGTGTCCATGCCCCGCGGTAGTTTGGCTATGAGGCTTTCTTCGGGCCAACAAAAATTAAAACAACAGTAGGTCCTGCCCAGACTACCTTGTAGTTCGGGCAACCATGAAAACAACTTTTGGGTATAAGGGTCAGCGCGATGCCACTGATCTAGAAATACTGTTTCTGTTTGTTTGAAAAAGGCAGGATGCATTAGTGCTCACTTTGGCTTGAATAGGTAGCGAATCTATTTATAGCCCGGCAGCAGCCGCCGACACATAACCCTAGCGGTCCTAAGGTGTGTTACTTGACGCCTATAGTCATAAAGCGTCGATATTGGGTTTCAGGATCTCTTAACTGTATAGCGCCACGATACAACACTTGACTCAAGGGATATCTGCGTTGTATGTCCTGTGAGTCGTGATAACGAACTCCAGGATCGTTATCTCGAGCCTGCATGGCTACTATAGTGCCAGCAGGTATGTGTTCAAACCATTCGGCTTCGGGCATTTCGGTAAGACTGGTGTTGATCACAACACCTGAATCGCCCAGCTGTTGATAGTCTAGCTTGTTGGCATCTTTCAGCATGAACTCTGCATTGTCTACACCAGCCAGGTCCAATAGCTGTTCACTGGTCTGCAACATTTCAGTATTGACTTCCACATTGATAATGGTGTCGGCTGTAACGACAGGCTGTAGACTCATGAATAGAGCCAGGTTACCATACCAGGATCCCAACACATACATGGTGGTGTAATGACGTTGAATCTTTTCTAGTTCTTGTAACAACCAGACCTTGCTGGCAATGAGATCTCTAGTGAAGCTGCCAGCCAGGCTGTAGCCACTGGATTCGGTGATCTCAGACTGGTGAGTAAGGATTTCTTGGACTATCATCGCCGTTGTCTTCAGGCCACACTGGGTAATCGTTCATTTGCCATCCACCTGTAGTTGACTGCCCTTGTTGAAGCTGGGGCTAAAAGGACTATTTGCTACCCGACCGCCCTTGCTTTGACTCCAGGCATAGCCAGCTCTATGTCCTGAGCAATCTTTGGTGCAAGGGCTACCTAAAAATTCAAGTTCATTTAATTCATCTTTAAGCCAAGTGTCAGCAAAGGCTTTACATAATTCTTGTATTTTTTTATTTTTGGTAATTTGTAAATGGTAAGTTTTGTTAGTAGCCCAAGTATTCTGACTAGGATCTCTGTAGCCAGCATAAACTTTATGCACAGGAGTTGAACTGATCAGGTCCTCACAACTGTTGCCCACGCGATCTGGCATGGGTTCGGTGCAAGGACTACATG